TGAGCCAGTTTATGATTTAATAAGAGTAGTTTTTGTAAACAAGTTTGGAGCTTTACAAGAGTTCTATTTTAATAAAAAGAATGTTGTAAGTCTAAATGTTACACAAGAAAATTATGAGTCTATGTTGATTAGTGCAAACACATACTCAAATACAGACCATCAAAAATATGTGTATAACAAACAAGGATCAGAAAGAATAACATTAAATACTGGATATGTAGATGAAGGTCAGTTTGAAACAATAAAACAGCTAATGTTATCTGAGCAAGTATGGGCAAAAATTGGAACAGCAGTTTATCCAATGAATGTTCAAACAAGTTCATTAACTAAAAAAACTAAAATTAATGACAAGTTAGTAAACTACTCTATAGAGATGATGTTTGCATATGATGAAATTAATAGTGTAAGATAATGAGTAAATTCCAACTATATATAGATAATCAAAGAGTAGAGCTTTTTGATAATGAAAGTGTTAGTTTAACACAGACAATTCAAAACATAAGAGACATCTCTAAAGTCTTTACAGATTTTACAAAACCTTTCACACTTCCTGCATCATCAGAAAACAACAAAATATTCAAACACTACTACAGACTTAATTTGGCTACTGGTTATAATTTTGATGCAAGAAAAAAAGTAGATGCTAAGATTGAATTAAACTCTATACCATTTAGAGAAGGGAAAATAAGATTAGAAGGAGTAGATTTAAAGAAAGGAAAGCCTGATAGATATAGAGTGACCTTTTTTGGAAACACAGTAAACTTAGGAGACACTTTAAAAGACAATAAGATAAACTCATTAACATGGCTTAACAACTTTAATCTAGATTATGATGCATCAACTATTGAGTCTGTTTTAACTAATCCTACTGGACAAACAACAACAGTTGATAGTGTTCAATATACAGCAGCTGTAATAGTTCCTTTAATATCTAATACAGTTAGACTTTGGTATGACAGCTCACCAGTTACTAATTTTCCATATTTAAACTCAGATGAAGAAGTTAATGTAGCTAATGGTGGAAATTTATATCCAACTAATGTAGGATCAGAAACAGCTAATGATGTACATGGTGTTTATTTTGAAGATTTGACTTATGCTATAAAAGTTCATTTAATAGTAAAAGCAATAGAAGATCAATATCCTACAATTAAATTTAGTGATGACTTTTTTGATTTAACAAATGGACCTGAAGCATATCAAGATCTATATATGTTGTGTCAAAATAAAGAAGGTAGAGTATTTGAAGATTTAGGTTTAGCAGAAAGACTAATAACTGGACTACCAACAACACAAAGCAATCATATTATTACTAATGACTCAAGAGTTATTATATATAATTTAAATATAGATCAGACTGTTTTAGGAACATGGAGTATCAATACAGGTTCAGCATATCCAACTTTTACTGTTGTTTTAAGAGAAGGATCAGAGACAGTATTAAGAAGAACATTCTTAACTGGAACAAACACAGTAGCAACATTTTCACAACAAATAACAAACTCAACTGAAGGCTATAACATCACAATAGAAACAGAAACAGCATTTAACATAGCAGATGTTACATTTGTAGGTATAGATCCAAGTGGAAATACAACAACAGCACAAACATCTTATGGATCAGGTGGATTAGATGTGACTTTAGCAAAAGAGTTCATTATAAGTCAAAACTTGCCTAACATGCAAATTATAGACTTTTTAACTGGACTGTTTAAAATGTTTAATTTAACTGCATTTCAACAAGATGGAATTATTCATGTTAAAACCTTAGAGAGTTTTTACACATCAGGAACAGTTAGAGATATTACAGAGTTTGTTGATCCACAAACAATACAAGTTGATAAAGCATTGCCTTATGAAGAAATAGAATTTAAATATAAAGATACTGGAGCAATCTTTGCAAATCAACATGACCAGTTAAGTTCAACAGTATGGGGTGGTCTTAATTATACAGAAACTGGAGGACTAGACAGTAATCCTACAAAGTATGATATTGAAGTACCTTTTGCACATTTAAAATATGAAAGACTGTATGATCCTAATGGTGGTGCAAACTCACAACAAGATGTTCAATGGGGTTGGATGGCAAATGAAAATGATGGCTCTTATTTTGAAGATCCAGTTTTATTTATAGGTCAGTATGTATCATTGCCTAGTGATATTAGATTTTTACAAACTAAATCAAGTTTAGGAGGAATTAGAGCTATTAGTGATATATGGATTCCATCTAACTCTGTAAGTAGAGATGCAACAACTAATAAAGAAACAATACATTTTGGATTAGAGTTAAATGAATGGACAGAAGGAAACAACTTTACAGAATCACTTTTTGAGAAATACTATAGATTTTACATAGCAGGAGTGTTTAATCAATCTAAAAGACTAACTAAAATAACAGCTAGATTACCAAAAAAGTTTGTTGTTAATTATACATTAGCAGATGTAATAGTTATAAATGATAATAGATATAGAATTAATAGTATTACTACTAACCTATTAACTGGTCAAAGTCAATTAGAATTATTAAATGAGACAGTTAATGATACTTTAGCAACACAGCCTGACTCAGGAGGAGGAGAGGGAGGTCAGCCACCAAGTACACCTACAACTAATGTTTTAACATTATATCAATGTGATAGTCCTAACAACACTTTTGAATCAACTCAAACATTAGCTACTTTAAACTTAGCAATTAATACAAGAGTAGAAGATGGATCAGGAAACACATATAGAGTAACTGGAAACAATGTTCTTAGTACACACACATCAGTAAGTGTTACATCAACTGGATTAACTGGATGTCCTTCTACACCTACAACACCTACAACAAATTATTATGGTTTAGAAAGATGTTCTGATAATGCATCAAATTTTAGAACAGCAACAGAAGTAGGAAATCCAACATATGCTATAACTCAACAAGTTTTTGATGGTTCAAATGTTAAATATATAATTGCTAATGCAACAGCTCAAGATACTGTACCTTCTGTTACTATAGCATCAACACCTAGTCCTGCACAATTTAGTTGTAGTGGTAATGTTACAACATATTATTATCAATTAAATCCATGTTGTAGTGGAACAACTTTTATTGGGTTTAGTGCTAACAGTTCATTATCAGGAACTAGAGTTTATAATAATCAAACATATGTAATATCACCTGCAAGTAATACTGGAACTATTGATATTGACAGTTTACCATCAGGAACATGTCAGGTTTATTATTACACTTTAAATGATTGTGCTAATCAATCAACAATAGAACATTATGGTTATAGTAATTGTTCTAATTTGAATGGAACTGAATTAACATATAACTCAACATGTTATCATGTAGCAACAACATCAAATACAACTGCAACAGTAAACTTAGATAGTTTAAGCTCTTGTACTTGTCCAGGTACTCCACCACCACCTGCCACAGAGTATTATCTTTTACAGCATTGTGATACTAATGTTATTTATGTAACAACTACAACAACTAATGATATTACTTTAACACAAAATGCTAGTCCTTCAAGTGCATCTTTAGTTACAGATTCAAATGGTATATGTTATACTGTAAATTCAACAACAACAGATCCTAGTCAATATACTAATCAAATAGGAGCAGTTTCAAGTGAAAACCAACTAGGTTGTCCTGCAACACCATGTACACAGACATTGTATTATCAATTATTACAATGTGCTACAAACAGCTCTAATTACATTACAAGTCAAACAACATTAGAGGTAAGCTATAATGTAAATGATATGGTACAAGAAACTGCAACACCTAGTCAAACATATAAAGTGTTAGGAACAACAACAAGTGGTACATCAGTAATTGTATCACCATCAGCATTATCAGCATGTCCTACTTTTTATGAATTAAGACAATGTTATACTTTACAAGGAAGCTATAGATCAGATCAAGATGTAACAGCAATAAGTTTAAGTGTAAATGATAGAGTACAAGCACCTGATGGTATGCCTTACACAGTTGTTTCAGTTGGTGTATCAGGAGGAGGGTATGCAAATGTAGGAACTGTTACAGATACTGGTCAGACTGGTTGTCCAACAATTAACAGTAATACATTGTATTATTCATTACAAAGATGTAGTGATTCAGTAACTGGTTTCTTGTCCTTACAAACAGTTAATGATATAAGTTTAAATAATGGAGATGTAGTAGGATTAGGAGGAACATCAGGTCCAACATATCAAGTAGTAGGTACTGGAATCATAACAAGTGGTACACAAATAGGTGCAGTTACAGACACAGGTAACACTAATTGTATTACACCAGTAGTTCCACCAGTACCACCACCTGCCACAACAAACTATGCAACATTTATTACTTGTGATGATCCTGCAGGAGCAACTATATCAGTATATAGTACTTCTCAAATATCAACATGGTGGGTTATATCTGAAGTAGGTTCATTTGAATGTTACAGATGGCAAAACACAAATCAAGGAGTAAATCCAATAGAGTTAAATAATACTAATTTTAATTTCTTTACAACTGAAAATACAGCAGGAGCAAATTGTATTGATTGTAATAATCAAGCACCACCACCTCCTCCTCCACCTCCTCCACCTGCACCTACTTGTTTTCAAGTTGCTGTTTATAAAAGTGCAATATCTGCTATTGATTTATGTAGTCAAACACAACAAAGAACTGTAAATTTAAATGCAAGTACTTTAGGAGCTGCAAGTCAGGTTTTTTTAGATACAGATTGTACAAATTTAGTAACATTACCACAATGGTTTAGTGAAACAACAAGTGGTAACTACTGGTATTGGAATGGAAGTTCTTTTGCAGGTCCATATACACAAAACTGTCCATAATGAAAGAGATTAAAAATTTTATAAATAAAACAGAAACAGAGTATTTGATTAGAATGATAGATAAATATGCAAGTAAATCTATGGTTGTGGGTACACCAAAAGAAAAAAACAAGTATAGTTTATCAAGAACATCATACACAGCTAATCTAATTCATAATGATCCTACAGTTCAGACTATTCACAAAAGAATATCTAAATATTTAGGTATTAATCTTAAAAAGGGTGAGTCACTACAAGGACAAAGGTATGAAGCAGGTCAATATTTTAAAGATCATCAAGATTATTTTAAAGGTGAACACTACAATATGAATTGTTTAGCATCAGGCAACAGAACATACACATTTATGCTGTACTTAAATGATAATTTTGAAGGAGGTTCTACTAATTTCCCACATTTAAATAAAGAAATCAAAGCTGAAACTGGTAAAGCTCTTGTTTGGAATAATTTACAACATGGAATACCTAATGAATACATGACACATTCAGGAACAGAAGTAATATCAGGAACTAAATACATAATTACTTCATGGTGGAGAGAAAATCAATGGGATGGAGGTCAGGATATAAAAGAATATGAGAAAAAATTAAAAAGTAATCAATTAAGTATTATATAAATAGCATGTTAAAGAACATAATAGACCTCTTACAAGTAGTGAATGGTGAAACTGAAAGAATAAAGTTTGCACAAGGTTCTAAATATCTTCCTGATAATTGGAAAGATGGTTTAAAGATTGCTAAAAGGATGGCTAACTGGGAAATAAATAAAAACAAATGAGTGTTATAAAAAAAATACAGTTACTTTTTGAAGTTGACAATAAAGAAGCTAATCAGGAAATACAAGAAACTAATGATAAGCTAAAGGAAACTACAACTGATATGGATGCAGTTGGTGAAACTGGTGATGCCATAACTGGAGGGTTAGTTACAAATTTCAAAGGTGTAGTAAATAGTATTAAGACAGCAGTTGTAAGTTTAAGAACTTTAAAAGGAGCTTTGATTGCTAGTGGTATTGGAGCTTTTGCTATTGCTATAGGATCTGTAACTGCAGCATTTACAAATTCTGAAGAAGGTCAGGACAGATTTAACAAGTTAATGTTGAGCTTTAATGTTATTGTAGGTAACTCTATTGACATATTAGAGAACTTAGGTAAATCTATATTGAGTGCAGGTAAAATATTAGGTAAAATTTTTACTGGACAAATAGGTGCAGCAGCTTTAGAGTTTGACAATCTTAAAGAAAGTGTAGGTGATACAGTTGAAGGGATAAAAGACTTTGGAAAAGAAACTGAAAAAGAAATAAAACAAGCAAGATTATTATCAGACCTAAGAGCAGCAGCAGATAAAGATGAAAGAAAACTAATAATTGATAGAGCAGAGGCAGATAGAGTAAGAGCAGACTTATTAGAAAAAGCAGTAGATAGAGAAAACTTTACAACAGAGCAAAGAATTCAATTTCTTAAAGATGCTAGTGCTTTAGAAGAAACTATTACAAATCAAGAAATAAATTTAGCACAAACTAGATTAGACAATCTTAAATTACAAAACAGTTTTGGTCAAAGTAAAAAAGAAGATTTAGATGCAGAAGCTCAATTAACAGCAGAGTTAATAACACTTGAAACTGCAAGGCTAACAAAACAAAAAGAGGTAACTGGTCAGATCATAGCTCTTAACAATGAGGAGAAAGCATTAAAGAAAGCTGAAGCAGATAAAGCTGAAGCAGATAAACAAAAAGAACTTGATGATGAAGCAGCATTTAAATTAGCACAAAGAGAGGCATTGGCTGTAGATGAAGATGCAAAAACAGAATTGCTTGTAACTAAAACTCAAGAAAGATATGATGCTTTAATAGAACAAGCTAAAAAGTTTAATGGTGATGTAATAGGATTAGAAGAAGCTAAGGCTGCTGCTGTTGCAGAGATTACAAAAAAGAGTGAAGATGATACTGGTGAAATAACAGAAGAAGGAGAAAAATTTAAAGTATCTACATTAGCTAAGTTTGTTGCATTAGGAATAGGTATTGCAGCAGAAGGTTCAAATGCAGCTAAAGCTCTAGCTATAGCAAATGCATTAATTGCAACTTATCAAGGTGCATCAGATGTTTTAAAAAATCCAACAAGTATTACACCATTTCAAAAAGCTGCTGATGTAGCATTAGTTTTAGCAACTGGATTTGCACAAGTAAAAGCTATTACACAAACACAAATACCAGTTCTAAGTGTTGGAGGTGTTTCAGCAGGAGGATCTGCTGCACCAGTACAACAATTACAAGCTCCTGATTTTAATGTAGTAGGTGCATCACCAATTAATCAATTAGCAGAGGCAATAGGTGGACAACAACAACAGCCAGTAAGAGCTTATGTAGTTGCAGAAGAAGTTACATCAGCACAAGAGTTAGAAAGAAATAGAATTAGAACAGCAGCATTAGGCTCAGGCATGATAGGAGGAATTTAAAAAACAAAGTAATAAACCAATTATAATAATATGAAGATTATAGAATTAATATTAGATGAAGAAACTGAGTTTAATGGAGTAGATGCAATTTCTATTGTAGAAAATCCTGCTATACAAAGTAACTTTGTTGCATTAAAGGATGCAGACCAGGTAGTCAAACTTGCAGAGGTTTCTAAAGATAAAAGAATATTATTAGGAGCAATTCTAATTCCTAACAAACCTATTTTAAGAAAAGGTGATGATGAAGATTATTACATATACTTTTCCAATGACACAGTAGAGAGAGCTAGTCAGATGTATCTTAAACAAGGTAATCAACATAATGCATCATTAGAACATGAATATAATTTAAAAGGATTGACATTAGTAGAGAGTTGGATAGTAAAAGACCTAACACATGATAAGAGCAGGTTATATGATAACACTAAAGATGTTCCAGTAGGTACATGGATGGGTGCAATAAGAGTAGACTCTGATGAAGTATGGGATGGTTATGTTAAAGAGGGAGTTGTTAAAGGTTTTTCAATAGAAGGCTATTTTGCTGATAAAGCTGAAAGACCAAAAGAAAAGATAAATGATTTTTTAAATGAAATAGAGTCCTTAGAGGCAGAGTTTTTACTTTCTGAAATAGAAAACATACTAGATGATAAAGAAGTTAATCTAGAGAGCTTTAATGACTATCCTGAAGGTGTAGCAAATAATGCTAAAAGAGGAATAGAGTTAAATGAAAAGATAAAAAACAAGTGTGCAACTGATGTAGGTAAGATCAGAGCAACACAATTAGCACAAAAGAAGAACATTTCAGTAGAGACTATTAAGAGAATGTACAGCTATTTATCTAGAGCTGAGGATCAGTATAGAAAAAACTCAGATGATTCAGAGGCATGTGCTAATATTTCATATTTATTGTGGGGTGGATTAGCTGCTTTAGGTTGGAGTAGAAACAAACTAAGACAATTAGGAGAGTTAGAACTTGAAACAGTAGTGGTTGATGACAACTTTGCAATAATAGATGATAGGTTAGCATACTCCTCTGTTGAAAAAGCAGAAGAAATGGCTATGAATATAGGATGTGAAGGTCATCATATGCATGAGTTAGATGGTAAAGAGTGGTACATGCCTTGTGAACAGCATGAATTAAAAGCTCCTTGTCAAGCAGGATATGAAATGTATGGCTTTAAAATTAAGAATGGAAAGAGAGTTCCAAATTGTGTACCAATAAACAACTAAGACATGCCAGGAAAACATTATAAAAAGAAAAAGAAGAAAAAGAAGTAATGGCTAAAAACAAGTTCATATCATCTTCAACTTTAATTAAAAAAAAAGTAAGAAGAAAGGGTGTTCATGCTAAAAGTAAGACTTCAAAAAATAGAGGATCAGACAATTATGTCAAACCATATAAACAACAAGGAAGATGAATAGAAAAAGAAAGAATCCTGCTCCATCTTATACAAGTCCTATAAGAACTCAGAGAGGTTGTTTGTGTGATGATGGTACTTATCATCCTGAATGTTGTGATGGTACACTATGGGGACAAGGAGTTGGAAAAACAGAAACTTAAACCAAAAATATAAATTTTTAAATCAATATAATTATATAGTCATGAAAGCAACTGATACAATTAGTAAAATCAAAAACATCTTAGGCATGGAGTTGTCTAAAGAAGTAAAAGAAGTAGAAGTGAAAGCTGAAGAAGTTACACTAGCTACTATGAATCTAGAAAATGGTACTGTTATAGAGGCAGAATCATTTGAAGGTGGTAAGGAAGTCTTTATTGTCACAGAAGATGATAGGGTTCCCATGCCAATTGGAAGTTATACTCTAGAAGATGGAAGATCAGTTGTAGTTAAAGAAGAAGGTCTAATTGACAGTATCTCTGAAGCTACAGAAGAAGTTGAAGAAGAAGTTGAAACATCTAAAGAAGATGTTAAGGCTGAAGATTTAGCTACAGATTATCCATCAAAAGAGGAATTTAATGAGTTAAAATCTATGGTAGAGGATATTAAAACAAATCTATCAGAGGTTTTAGAAACTCAGGAAAAGGAAATTGAAAAGTTACAAACTGAATTATCAGCAGAACCTGCTGCACAGCCTATAACTCACAGTCCTGAAAACAAAGCTAAAGAGGTAGAGTATCAATTTAGCAGTTCAAGAGCAGAAAGTTCTCTTGACAGAATAATGAAAAAGTTAAGTAAATAATATAAATTTTAAAATTCAAAAAAAATGAGTAAACCAACAATAACAACTACTTATGCAGGTCAGGCTAGTAAACAGTACATAGCAGCTGCATTACTTTCAGGAACAACATTAGAAAATGGTGGTGTAACTGTTATGCCAAATGTGGCACACAAAGAAGTAATCCAAAAGATTGCTGCATCAGGTCTTATCAAAGATTCAACATGTGATTTTGATGATCAAGGAACTGTTGCTGTAACAGAAAGAATATTAACATTGGAAGAATTCCAAGTAAATGTTAAGTTCTGTACTAAGCAATTTGTAAATTCATGGGAAGCATCAGAATTAGGAGTAAGTGCATTTACTAACATGCCATCAAGATTCTCAGACTTCATCATTGCAAACTTTGCAGATCAGATTTCAGCTTCAGTTGAAACAAATATTTGGACTGGAGTAACAGGAAATCCAGGAGAAATAGATGGATTTGAAACTTTATGGGCAGCAGATGGTGACATCATAGATGTACCTAACCCAGTTGCAATTACACATACAAATGTAATAGAAAAACTAGGTGATACTGTAGATTTAGTTCCTAATACTGTGTATGGTAAGGATGACTTAAAGATTTATGTATCTAAAGATGTAATGAAGAACTACATCAGATCTTTAGGTGGATATGCATTAGGTCAAGGTGCAAATGGATATGAAAACAAAGGTCAAATGTGGTACAATGGTCAAGCATTAACTTTTGATGGTGTTCCATTATTCATGGCATCAGGTATGTCATCAAACACAATGGCTGTAGCACAAACTAGTAACCTTTATTTTGGAACAAATGTATTATCAGATCTAAATGAAATTAGAGTAATTGATACATCTGACACATTAGGTGATAGAAATGCAAGATTCATTGCAAGATTTGCATACAATGTCCAGTATGGTTTAGGAAATGAAATAGTTCTTTACCAAGCATAATAACAAAGTTAATAATCCAAATATAGGGGAGGTGTAAAAGCCTCCTCATATTTACAAAATAAAATATAATATGAGTTGTAATTT